TTCTGTGAGTTGATCTAACATTATTTATTCCCCCTTCTTTATTTTTTCCCACTTTCGCAGGTTGAACTGGACCGGGGATTTCTCCCCGGCGGCCGGGTTTCACGGCCTCCCCTTAGCCCTGCTGCTATTCCAGATTAAGGAAAAGTCTGGTGAGCTCTTCCCAGTCTGCATTCCTGAAGGCTTCTATTGCTTCCTCTGTGGGTATAAGCTCCACAGGGTCAAGTGTCTGTTTTTCCAGGGCTGCAAATATTCTGTCCTGATACTTGTATGCAGTTGTGAGTTTATTGCTGAACGCGTGGTCCCTGTCAATGCTCTCATACTCTCCATTTTTCAGGCTGTCGATGTCAAGCCTCCAATGTCCGTTTTCTGCTGTGCCTGGTTGTACCTTCCAATATATTGCGCTTGCTTTCCTGGCTTTCCTATCTATGTTTGCCTCCGTGTCGTTCGACAGAAGGCCTCCCTTGACTATCCCTGAATAGTTCTCAAGAACCAACAGGTCCTGGCCATTCTCAGGGTCTCGATACCTGAGAGTTCCATCAACAGCAATGACAGATACATCGTACTTTTCCCAGCCGAATTCTTTCATGCGTGCCTTTCTTTCCTCTTCTGAGTATGCGTGCCCAACCTTGAAATGCTTTTGCATTATAATTCCTCCTAATTTTATTTTCCTGCTTAGCAGGTTGAGCGGAGGCCGGATTGCTCCGGCTCTCGGGCATTCTCCGAGATGTCCCTTGCCCTGCTGTTTTCAGAGATATAAATGATTCAAAATGTTTAGAGCCTGGTTTTTCTCTTCTTCGTTTGACATAAAAATTGCCTTTATTCCCCTTTTAATCTCTTCGATATTACTTTTTCTAACGTAATATCGGAAATTGCTATCAATGCTTTTCAGTTCGATAATGCCTTCGTTTTTTCTTGCATAATCGACAAGCCAGTAATTCATTATTAATCTCTCCTTAGTTTTATTTTGCCCGGGTTACGGTTACAGGCGAACCCTTTCTTTATGATATATTCTTGTTCTTTGCCTCAATTTCCTGCAATTGTCATTTTTCATTTTAATTATTTCAGGGAGGAGGAATCGGAATCTCCCCTCCCTGGTCTTTGTCTATGCTCTTGATTTATAACAGTTAATCCCTATCATTGCGGCGGTATTCTCAATTTGTTGATTGCCCTCTGTTGTAGCAATTAGCATTGTTTTGCCGCTTTTTGATGGTCCTAGTGTCTTGCTAAGGTCAATTTCAACTGTCAGGATATTGCCCTTTTGACTCAATTTAACATTTCTCATTTTTATTTTTACCTCCCTGATTTTCTAACATTTCTTTCCTTTGTTCATAAGAGTGAGTTCCCTCAATAATGGCCCTTGATAAGGTCTCAAATGCTTTATACGCTCGCCCTAAAGTGTCAAAGGTTTTATGGGTGTACTCACCCTTTTTTACGTGGTAGATTCCTACCGTATATTTATTTCCGTCCAAATCGAAGTTAATAATTATATTGTGATGAAGGTCTTCCATTGTTGCTATGGTATAATTCACTTTTCCTTTTCACCTCCTTGAAGGGAAGGAAGGGGAAGTCCCCTTCCCTGCTAAAAATCCCCATGTTCTTTCATGCTGTAATAAGTCACATCGTCAACTATAATGACATGGTCCAGCACATCAATGCCGATGTATTTGCCGGCTTCGTTTAGCCTTTTTGTGAGAAAAATATCGTCCTTGCTGGGTTCGGGTATGCCGGAAGGGTGATTATGTACGCAGATTATGGCTGCCGCATTTGCAAGAATAGCTCTCTGAAATACATCCCGTGGATGTACGGATGCTGTGGCAAGTGTTCCTGTCGATACTGGCATTATAGCAACTACTTGATTCTTAATGTCAAGGCACATGATTGCAAATACTTCCTGAGTTCGTGATTCGAGCTCAAAGGCCCGATTCATCAGACCTGCTACTTCCCGTGGCCGTGTGATTCTGTCTTCGCTGTTCAGGTGATACCCTGCTCCTGATTCTTCCCTGACTAGTCGGACTGAATATCTTTTTATTTCTAGCATCTCAACCCCTCCTCCTTTTCCCTAATAGCTTTTTCTAGACCGCCGGTCCTTATAACCCTTCCGTACTTAAGGTCCCAGAGTATTTTCTTCGCCCCTAACAATAGGCGTTCTTCTGGAGTCATTTTTTATTCCTCCTAATTTTATTTTGCCCGGATTCCGGCTCCGGGCTGGCCGGGTAAGATTAAATTTCAAACCTAAAGTTTTCTATGCCTTTTACCTCACTTAGACCGTTTTCGTAGTCATCTGGGACACAGGTGATTTTTCGGCCTTTAATATTAACCTGATATGTTACAACTTTAGGCTCGTTATTTTGAAGAATAACTGTTCTAAACCACATACGGGCATTCAGGTGATTGTCAGACTCACCTGAAAATTCATAGGCGCGTACAATATCAGGGTCGAATTGTGTTTCGGACTGGTCCTTTTCAAATCGGAAACCATCACTTCCGATTTTTGAAACGATTATATCTGGCTGAAGCTGCCTTCTTATGCGGTCATGATGTTTCCTCATGATTTTCGTAACAATAGGTGCTAGCCTTTCCTGAAAATCATATACTATCATCTTTATTCCCCCCTCATTTATTGGGGAGGGAGAACCCTCCCCTGTGATTACAGCGGCCTTTCTGCTGAGTTCTCAAGGAACATCTTCCCGTCGTTGTTCCAGTTGACGTATATTCCTTTGTCTCCCAGTAATCTATTGAGCTCCAGCCAGTTGTCATACATTTCTCCGAGCTCACCCCTGCAATATTCCAGGTATTTCATTTCTTTTGTTTTTTCCATTATTATTCCTCCCTTTTTGTCAATTCTGCCAGGACCTGCAGGTCCTGGTTTATTGTTTTTACTACTCTCTGAGTATCTTCTTCCTCTGCTGGATCAAGCCCTTCAATAAGCTCTATCCCGTTCCTGAAACAGTGGAGCAGAAGCGCGCAGGTGCTATAATCCCCGTATAGATGCCTGATTTCCTTCGTTCTCTTTTCCTGTGCTGCTGTCATCTCTCTTTTTCCTCCCTTCGTGACGGCCGCCGTCATGGCCTTTATTATTGCAATCCCTTATGGTTCTAGTATATTCTCTATTGGTCTGTAGTTCAAGCCCCAAAAACAGCCTTCAGGAACAATTACAGCGGGAATTTGTGGATTTATCTTACTTATACTCCTTCTTTCATACATTTTTAGACTTCAGACTGAAAAAGAAACTTTTTGACAATTTGAGAATATACTGATATGATTTATCTAGCCTGTGCTGCATTTCTTTTCTTTTCTTTATATATTTCTTTTCTTTTCTTAAGTTCTTTTAGTTCTTTTAGTTCTTTAGTTCTTTTAAGTCTTTTATAATATTAGTAAGTAGGTGATATGTTATGGTTAGACCTGTTAAGTATACAGTGGAAGAATTAGAGAAGAAAGTTAATAAGTATTTTGCATCGAAAGCAGCAGAAGCTAAGAAGGGAAAGAAAAAGCTGATTTATACTGGTATTTTGGATCTATGTAGATTTTTAGATATTACCTGGGATACCTGGGAAAATTATAGAAATCGCCCCGTTTATTCGGACATTACAAAAAGAGCAGAGACAAAGATACGTGCCAACTGGATTGAGCAACTATTTTTCCCTGGTAGAAATGCGGCTGGAGCAATGTTTTGGTTGAAGAATAATGCAGGATGGGCGGATAAGCAAGAAATACAGCATACCAGACAAATAGAAGTTCATGCGGCGCAACTGGACCAGATACCAGGAGATACCCTCCAGAAGCTTATTTCAGTAGTTCAGGAATTGAGGGAAGAGAAGAGAAAAACCATCGATGTCACTCCAGAAGAAAACCCTGATGGAGGCTGACATATCAAGGAAGTGAGAGATAATGTTCGTAGTATAGCAGTTTTGCGAAGATTTATAGAGAGAGGGGGGGAGGGGTGTCCGGGATTGAGGCATGAGACTCCTAATAATAATATACCTCCACCCCCGGCCTATATATCAAAAAAAAATATAACCCATTATAAAAATATACAAAAATTACCATATAAAAGGGGATGAAAGGGGATGAAAAAGGCTCACTGGGCTACAGCGAGAGGGAATGAATATATATGGCATGAAGGGATTAAAGCACAGGCTCAAAAATACAGAAGGAAAAATGGGGATGAGTTTTGCAGGGAATGTGCATATCAAAAAGAAAATTGCGGATACACTGAAGACAACTGTCCTTACAGAAAAGCAAGCCAGGAAGAATACATAAAAAAATACGGTGGGTTTGAAATATAAAAATAGCCTTAAAAGGGTCTAGAATCGATTTTAAGAGGAGCAAAGTTAAAGCAATAGTTTTATACCTCTATTGAAAACAAATTAAAATTTACCCTATTCTCGTTCGTTCTAGCCATAAAAATTACAAAATGAGAAGGCAAAAACGGTTCAAATTGAGAAAATAATATAAAAAAACAACGAAAGGGGTGAGAAAAATAGTTAGGAGTGTAAATCGGGCTTTGGCTTTATCCTTTTTCTTTTTATGTTTACAGGACATAAGATGGGTTAATCCGGAAGAGAAGGATAAAACTTTTCAGCGGTTTAACACACATGCTATTTTGACACAACTAGATACAAAGGAAAAGCTAATTAGCAGTATATTCATGGACCATGCTTTAGAAATAGGGATGGCTACTCTTTACGGTAAAAGCAGAACAGAAGAAGAAAATGGGACACCAATAATGGCGTTGATGGCGGGGGCAGAACAATTAACAGGCAAGGAAATTAATTCATATTCTGATATTAATTTTAAAGGCAGGCTTGTTTGTGTAAAAAAGCTATTTCTTAGGGTTTCTGAATATCATGATGATTATGGAAACCCAAGGATTTCTGTAATTAGTGAATTGAAATTTGAATTGCATTAAAAGGGGTGAGGAGATGGCTAAAAAGGGTGTTCCTTTACGTAATGCTACAGGAAAAGGAAGAAGAGATAATAAAGGTCGTGGGGGTTGTAGCGAAACAAGGGAAAAGGGCAAGGGCAGTAATAGGAGGTAGGAAGTAAAATGGCTCTTATATATTCTGCGAAATGTTTAAAAGATGATGCTGATAGAATGAAAATGAATATGAAAGCAGAACTAATGGCAGAGTTTTCAACAAAAATGAAGGAAAATATTGAGTACAAGGTTGAGATTAGCATGAAGGAACTTGAGGGGCCGGAGAGGCAGGATTTTGATTTTGCCACAGGAAAGATTACCAGGCCAGATATAGTGTTTTTGGAGTGCACATTGCGCACAGATTTAATGACTTATCCAGGGCCACGAAAGAAAAGAGAAATTAAATTAGGTGATTAAATATGGCTAATCTATCCATCGAGGACATACAGAAACAGAGGGAATATTTTAAGGAGAATTATGGTATAGATATACTCACTAATATCGGGCAATCAATTGTTCTGAATCAGGGTTACAAGCGTGATAAGGGTAAATTTATTAATGACCTTGTCAAGATAGAAGATAGAGATGTCCCTGGTGTTGTTGTTAGCTTCAAGCTTTGGGACGCACAGCGAGAGGTATTAAAATTATTTGAGTCTGAACACCGAATTATCAGCCTTAAAGCCAGACAGCTTGGATTAACCTGGTTAGCTCTGGCTTATGCTACTCATGGATTAATATATCAGTCCGGATACAGCGCCAATATAGTTTGCCAGACTGAAGATAATTCAAAAGAAATGGTTAGACGTACAGATTTTATTCTAAGACACCTGCCTAATTGGTTAATTGTCAATAAAGATGCGTCTCCAGAAGAAAAAAAAGAAAATATCACAGGACTTATGTTTGAGTTCCAGACAACAAAAATCGTTATCACAAGACAAAAGGGAGAGCCCTCCGTTTTTAAGGGATTTACTTCTTCCGCAAGTTCCGGTCATGGGTTTACTGCTAATCTCATTATTCTAGATGAGTGGGCTCGACATCCTGATGCAGATAAAATCTGGGAGGCTGCTTTCCCCACAATAAACAGGCCTTCTGGCGGGCAGGTAATCGGTATTTCAACCGGTCTCCAGGGAACTTTTTTTAAAGAAATGTGGGATGGTTCAAATTGGGAATACGGAGGAGAAAAAGGGGCCGGGAGAAATACTTTTGTTGGGATTTTCCTTCCCTGGGATTCTGATCCGCGGAGAGACAGGGATTGGTACGAACAAACGAAGAAAAACATTCCACAATCTTATAAAAGCCAGTATCCGTCCACTCCCTCTGAGGCTTTTAGTGCAGGGAAGGGGGCTATGTTTGAGGAATGGGACCCGAGAATACATGTACCTTACGATAAAAGCTGGTATCCCCCTGGGAGCTGGAGAATTGTTCTTGCATATGATGGTGCATATAAACGGGCCGCCGCAATATGGTTCGCCATCTCTCCTGATGGCTGGGCAGTTGCATATAGGGAATATTATCCATATCACAAAATTGACCCCGAACAGGCAGAAGATATAAATTCGCTATCCAGAGATGCTGATGGGGCGCCGGAAGTAATAGATTATTTTATTGCCGATACTTCCTGCTGGGCAAAAAACCAGGGGACAGGAGAAACAACTATAGAGATTATGGAAAATCATGGTCTCTATGGCTGGAGGCAGGCAGATAAAGACCGGATAATGGGATGGAGAAGGGTTCACGAATGGTTAACTCCAATCAGAGATGAAGAGGACAATTTAATCCCCGATAGGTATGGCGATCCATTAGCTAAATTGAGGTTCACGGAAAATTGTGGCAATTTTATTAGGATTATGCCGGGGTTAAAATTTAATCCCAACAAGCCAGAAGACCTTGAAGGGGGGCAGGAGGACCATTTAATCGATTGTGTAAGATATTTTTTGATGAGCAGGCCAAAAGCAGGACTAACTAAACAGCAAAAGGAAGAAATGGAAGAAAAAAGGCGAAAGCTAATTAAACCCCGGTCAAATGTAACGGGATATTAATTAATAAACAGTTACTTGCATTGTTTTTAAATCTGTGTTATTCTCATATTGAGCAGACATTGCGTTTACACAAAGAGGTAATAGGTATGCAGTTTGCTTAAAACAATATAATAGGCGCAAAAGAAGGTGATATTACGGACAAATTGATTTGCCAGAACAGCAAATGCCGGGCCACCATTGCAGAAGGAGAGTTTAGTGGTGTCTTTAAGGAAAAATGCGACAAGTGTGGTGCCTGGAATTTGTTCGTAAAGTATAACGGGAGTTTATATTCTTTTTTATTAAAAGTTAATCACTGAAAGATAGCGGCAACGAGCGAGCCCTTTATCAGGGAGACCTGATAATAGGGCTCTTTTTTTATTTTGAGGAAGGAGGGATTATAATGCCAGATATGAATGGAGCGGGACCCGTACAGGGAACGGGACCAATGACAGGAATGCAAATGGGAACAGGCGCGCCGACAGGAACTCAAACTCAACAGCCACAAATCGTTCAGGAGCTTAGACAAATGGACCACGAACAATTAGTTATGGTTGCTGTCCAGTTAATTACTAGATTACAGGAATTACAGGCAAGAATGCAACCCGCAACTAATCAGCAGCCAGGAGGAGTTCCGGCTGGAAGTCAGTTTTAACAGCTTATCCTATGAGGTGAGATGGACAAATGATAACGAACACAGGGAAAACATTGCAACAAAAAGAGAGAGAAGTTTTTAACGAGCAAATGTCTTTGTTTAATTATTTTAATAGCGCACGCTCCCCTTATGAGGATATAGCTATAGACGGATACAAGAAGTTTACTGGCTATAAAGAAGAGACCGAAGAAGAGAGAATAGCACGGGAAAACGGAGAACCACTTCGTTCTAATCTTTTTATCCCCAGGACTTATCAGATAATAGACACAATTAGAGCACGCATGGTTATGGTGTTCTTTGGGCATTATCCGTATTTTGATTTTGTTCCGCAGCCATCTTACCAGACTAGATTTTCTATGCAGCAAGCAGAGGATAAAGCAAAAGTAGGCGCAGCCCTGGCCAATGAGCAGCTCAAAAAAAACAATATTATTGCTAAATATCACGATTATATAACCTCTGTGCTTATTTTCCCTAAAGGTTATATGGGCGTAGGGTGGAGATATGAAGAGGCCTATTTAAAGAAAAAAGTGCCTGTTCCAGAAATTATCCAGACGCCTTATGGACCACAATATACCGGCAATTCTGTATATCAAGTCAAGGAGGGCATGGAAAAGATTTGGGATGACAATGAAATTGTTAATATAGATTTTTTTGATTTCTGGTCTGATCCCAAAAAATACGATGTTGATAGTAGCCGGGGCGTATTTCACAGAGAGTTTTTAACTTTTGAAGAATTAGTTCAAAGGATTAATTTTTTGGCCTGGCTCGATGAAGGAGAAATTTATATTGAAACGCCAGAAGAGCTATGGGATATACACGGAGAAACAATTGAACGTGGTCGAGAAAAGAGAATGGCCGAAACGGGATATTCTGACAATGGACTTGATGTGTTTATTAACTCTAAAGATGAAAATATCAAGAAAAATGTAGAATTTGAAATTCTAAATTACTGGCAAGATGACAGGCGAATAATGACTATTAACAGACAAAAAGTGGCTTATAACGGTCCATCTCCTTATTGGAGACACAGGAAAAAACCATTTATAGCCGCAAGTTACGAACGATTGCCAAACCAATTTTACGGCCTGAGTGCTGTTCAAATAATTTCTGACCTGCAAGAAGAGGAGAACACCATTCACAACCAGCGAAGCGATAATGTCAATTTCATTATCAATAAAATGTGGAAAGCAAGGCGTGGTGCAGATATAGACCCATCGGACCTTGTTTCCCGTCCACACGGCATAATCTGGCTTAATGATACGGAAGATGTTAAGGAAGTAGAGATGACAGATGTTGCCGCCTCTGGTTTCATGCAGCAAAATGTTATTTCTCAGATTATGGAAAATACGCTAGCAACGCCTCCTGTTATTAGAGGGGCTGAGGGTACGGGAACAAAGACAGCAACTGAAATATTAAAACAAACGGGAAACGCTGGAATGAGATTTGATATAAAAATATCGTTATTTGAGGACTTAGATCTTAAACGATTGATGTATCTAATGGATATGAATAACCAGCAATTTATTGATTCATCTAGATTAATCCGATTAGGAACTGATGAAGCAATGAGCTGGAGAAGCATTAATCCTGGAGAGCTTATCGGTGAATTTGATTACCGGCCAGCAAGTGCTAGCATTGACCCGGCAGCCAATAAAGAGGTCCGGAGAGAACAGCTAACTCTAATGATACAACTCATATTACAAATGAGAGTTCCTTTTGTTGATTATTACAAGCTATTCGAAGAATGGTTAAAATCTTTTGATATAGAAAATACAGAAAAATTTATAGTTCCGAAAGAGCAATGGCAACAACAGGCGATGATAATGCAGCAGCAGATGGCTCAACAGTCAGCGCAAGGAGGACAGCCTAATCGGCCAACAGCCACACAGCAAACACAAAATGCGGCAACAGGTAGAGCCGAAGGGAGAACTCCGCAGAGTGAAAGAAATCCATCACAACAATATACGGGGGTGGTGAGATAAATTAGCGAAAAAGAAAAAGAATTGTTAGATGCAAGAAAAGTGTCGATTATGGCCAGTGGAGAGGGATATGTTATTTTAAAAAGGTTTATTGATGACAATATTCAGGCTTTAGAAAGTAGGTTGTTTAATGAGGATATGGAGAAAGAAGAATTTGACGGGTTAAAGATGGAACGAAAGGCTTATAAAAGTGTGTTAGATTTTGTCGAAAGAAGAGTTAAGAAGATTAGTCAAAATTAATAAGGAGGTCAAAAATGGGATTGTTTGGTGAGAATCTTCAAGAGGACCAGTTTAGTACTGAGAATCCTCTTGGGATTAAACGGGCCCCGGAAGAAGGAGCGGCCAATTCGGGAGAACCCACTAATGGAGAAATAGCCGCAGGACAAAACAGCGTAGAACAAAACTTGAATCAAATGCAAAAAGAAGATCTGGAAAAAGGACAGAAAGAGGATTTTACTGGTGAACAGGTTTCCGGAGTAGAGCATCCGGAAGGTTCTGAAGGAGAAGAATTATTAACAATTGACAATGTGGATGTTAGTGATGATTTAGAGAAAAAAACTGCTTTTATAAAACAAAAATTCAACGGTCCTAATGCTAAGGAGAAATTTATAAGGAGCGTTGAAGAGCTTCAAAAAAAATTAGGCAAAAACGAAGACTTAGTATTTAAAAACAATGAAGAGGGCATCAATTACTA